CTCATGTAATCTGCGTTGATGTCAGATGACACTTCATTGGAGAATACTTGAATTGTTCCTGATGTTGAGAACGCACACTTGTTAATCTTGATCGACATCTTCCTTGACTTGCTTGGTAAAATCTCACCGTAATTCTGTGGAATGTAAAGTGAACCCATGTTGGCAGATGACTGAATTTTATTTCCTGTGATATCATCAGACAATCCATTGTCTGCTGTGTATATCGTGTAGTCATCTGAATTACTCACCACGACTACGGCGTAGTTGCCGGGTTGCAAGAAGACTGGTGTCGTAAATTCAAACCTCGTTGCTCCACCTCTTCCACCTTCGAGAGCAGTCACTTCGTTTGGATTCTTTATTACTTCCGAGAACGGGAGAATAGTCGAGGATGAAGGTCTGCCACTGGTTGAAAGTGGTCTGATTTGAAGTGTGACTGGTAGGGATTCTGACTTTGTAGCAAAGAACAGTTCGACATTGTGCAGGAACAATCCATCAGGATAGTCTTGTGGGCCGACCGTGAAAATTTGTGCTAGAGGATCACTCCACTGAACATTTGACCCCGAGTTAAATCGGTTTGATCTTGTTGCTGGATCACCAACAACTTTTTCTGAATCTGCGGACTGTCTTCTTCTAATTGCCGGTCTAACAGAAGTGTAGTTTGTGTCTTCTGTTTTCTTCGCCCCGGTCGCATGGAACATGCCATCGGCTGATGTTTCTGCATCACTAATCGAGTTTGATGGTGAGTCAATCAGTCTGAAGATTCTCGATCCAGTAGTAAAAGTACCGACTGGAATGGTGAAATCTAGGTATGCCCGTCCCAGTGAGTCGGTATTGATCTCACCACCGAGGGTTCCGCCAGATGGTCCACAGTTGCTTGCAACGTCCACACCATCAAAGAATGGGTATACCCTTGTGTTTGGCTTGAGATTAGATGCCTCAACTGAAACAGTCTTCGACCTCATGAACGGTGCGATACTAGCATCAACAATCTTGTTGTTGATCTTCTTGAGCAACGCATTCGAAGCAGAGGTCAGTGTTAGTCCGAATCTTGTGTTTCGTTGTGATGTTGTTTCTGTTGATGATGTCACAAACGAAGTGTTCGTTTCTGTTAGTGGAGTGATGATATCAACTTTGTTTTTGATTCTTGGCGATTCGAGGAATCTTTTGCCAGCACTCTGAACCAGAGTTTCAATCTGATCCTCAATACCGAACCAAGTCGTCTCCCAATCATTCCATCTAGTACCAAATCCAAGACTACTATCGTAGTTGTTCACCAACCAGTTGTCGTTTTCTCCGCGCTGGTTGAACTTGACAATTGGTCTGTATCCATCATCAAACCAGTCGTCTGTTTGTGGTGTTAGTTCAATACCACCTATCCAGTTCGACAGATTAAACTTGTTTACATTTTCAGTAGAACTTGAAACTGAATTGTCTATCAGTGAAGTTTCAGTTGGAGTTAAGTGTAGGATGTTATCAGTTGAGAGTGTTAAGTTTCCACTGATTATGGCATCGTCTACACCGAATGAAACATTCTCTGAAACAAACCCGTTCCTACAGATTTGGTTTTCGTAATCAACCGAAACATTGTATCTTGGTGACTGTACATTTCCTATGCTGTGCCCAAGGAAAGAATCGACCAAGATGCCTGTCTTTGTTCCGCTGTTTCCAGCTGGAGATATCTTGTTGATTGTCTTCGACTCAATCTCTCGCTCAAGTAGAGAAAGTTTAGAGAAGTATTCAAGTGTTTCAACTCTCTTGTCAACTTTGCCGATGTCCTTCATCGTATATCTGAAGTTGTTGTTTGGATTTACCTTCACATCATTTGGGTTGTGGGTGTATGGAGGAACAACAAATGAATACAATGTCATTGCATCAAATCTGTCATCTGGTTCCTCTGGAACAAGACCCGGCACACCTTCGATGACCTCGAAGTCTACTTCATCACCACCACTAAATCGTCGAAGAACTAACTTGTCGATTCTTGACTCGTAGTATTCGTGACTTTCCTTCACACTGATGTTGCTGTTGTCTGGAATAACAGCACCAGAGTCACCATCCTCGGATGTTCCGCTGTGTCTAAAGTCTACACATGAAACGAGAGACAGAGTTTTGTTTAGTTCTTTACTGGCAAACAGAGGGATGCTTTCGTAAGCAAGTCCACTGTTGGTGTAAGAGTCAACGGTGAATGGACCCGGCCCACCGCCGTGAGCAAAGTGTCTGTATGTTACTTCAATGCCAAGGTCTTCCTTGAGCGATTCATTTTCTGTATCTAGATCGTCAAAATAGTTTGACAGATTTTCTTGGAAGTACAATCTTCCATAATCATAGAACGATTCTCTCTGACCGTCATCGAATCCAAAGTCTGCCGCAGTTATGCCCGCGGCCGAAACAACATCGTAAACATCGTAGTTTGAAAGTTGAATGTACCTATCGCCATTTTCGTCCGTGCGGTATTCATCAACTACTTCATCGCTGATTGTGGTGAGAGTCTTTGTTCTGATAGTTGGAGATGTTACGGTCGATCCCGCATCATCGTCTACTTCTACCGTTGCCACTACAATGTAAGTGACAGTATCGGTTGTCCCGACACCACCAGAAACAGGTAGACCCGTCACTGTGAGTAATTGTGGATTCTCTGTGGTTATTGTAAAATTCAATCCAGACTCAATGCTCTGATTGAATCTAGTAAAGTTTTGACCATCCGCAGTATAGTAAACGGCGTAGTGTTGCAACGGATTTACAAGAATGTTTGTTCCTGTTGCATCCGGGTTGTAGAACTTGTGACTTGAGTCACTGGTCTTTGTCTGTATAGTAAGAGAAGATGAAAGTGCTGAGATTTCAACTTGATGTCTCTCTTGATACAGGAAGGAAAGGGACTTGACGGACTTTGCTACCTTTCCTTGTGGTAGTTCGTATAGAAGAGTATCGAAGTTTGGTAATGTAAGATCAATTGCTCTTGCTCTTCTTTCGGGGAGAACATCGAGATTCGAAGCATCTGTTCTTGGTACTAGAGAGTAAACACCAGACCCAACAATGGCTTGAACATTCTTCAATGTTTCTGATGTTTTCAATTCCACATTCGTGGCATATAGATCAAGGTCTGTTACGAGTAGTGAGTTGTTTTTTACTTTGTGAATTTCTAGATCAGCAATTTTTACGTTACTGGCAGCAACTTGCTTGAATAGAGACATCTGAACTCTAGAATCGACCACGTTAGTTCCGGGTCCGATTAGATCATGATAAAGTTTATTGTCGTTATTTATTTCAACTCTAAACACATTACCAAGACTTTGTGGTATTCTTTGGTTTGCTGAAGTGGATGTTGTTCTTGACTTATTAAAAGCAATGGCGGTCGGTGATTGAGTTTCAAATTCATACCCAAACACATATGCTTTACCCGGATCGAGAACTGCCGCAAGTTTATCGGCTGATCCACCTTCTGCTACAGTAAACACACCTCGGTTAGAACCATCGGAAAGATGCTCTTTGATTTCTGCATCGAATGCGTCCACAACATAAGAACCACTTTCGTCGTAGGTTCTTCTTGCCATTGTGTCTTCTAGTTCTGCATAATCACTGTAGATGTTTTGATATTCCACATCTCCACTTGAGAACTTAGCAATTTCGATAAAGTCTTTACCCGGAGTTGATGTAGTAAAACCAAAATCAAGATCGACTTTAAGTCGAGTTGCTCCCGGTGCGTTGTAGTTGTAAGTTCCGGATGCAGGATCCTTCAGTGTTGTGTCTTCTTCATCGTCAATAATTTCTTTGATGACATTAAAACCAACAGACCCAGTTGGATTATCGAAGTCTCTCACACCATTTACATTCTTAGAATAGATTGTGGAAACTTGACGATCATTCTTGGCAAAGTACCCGTCTGTGTAGTAGATACCTTCACTTACCTGAATTAGTTTTGCTCTACCCTGAACACCATCTACAGAGGTTCCGTCTGAAACCGTAGATGATATTTCGGCGACCACCCCGTCCAGAGACGCCCCTGCAAACGAAGAAGCAAACGTCCCACCTGACTCGAAGGTGCTTCCTGAAATCAGAGATAGGAGTAAGATGTCGTAATCATCAGACTCACTTAATTCTGATCCAATTCCATGTACGACCTTGGCAGAAACAGGTGTGTTTTCACCTGATTTGACTTGGGTGATTTCGTGCCCAATGAAATTTTCTAAGTCTAGTCCCTTACTGCACCGCAAGAACTGTCCGTTCTGAACAGAAATCTCACCACCAAAAACCTTAGAACCGTCTTCGAAGATGTGATCCCCGAATCTAGAAATTTGGTTTTGTAGAACAGTTTGTAGTTGAGTTAGTTCTCTTGCTTGGACGGCATAACCCGGCCTAAAAAGAACACGGTGGAACTTTTTGTCCTCATTGAAGTCGTCGTAATAAGGATCTATATTAAAAAGGTTTTGATCGTATGCCATCTATTCTCTATCCATTAGAAGTTCAGGACTATTCTAATCTCTTCAGACTGCTCGACGTTTCTATCGGCGTCTTTTATATTCTGTATGTATAAGACTTCGCCCGAGGTTGGTACTACTTGTGGTTGGGTGATGTCGGTTACAAATTTGTTCGTGAAGGAAATATCCCCACCGGAGAAACCTGCGGAAGAACCATCAGATCCCGTGACGAAGGACCCAACGACTGCCGAAAGAATTAACTCACCAGTTGCTCCCGATGTGTAAACCCAATCAACAACTTTCCCTGTTGCTCTATTAGTATCTAGGGTATTTCCCTGAAGGATTAACTCGTCTTTGGTAAAAGTATCATTTTTAATTGTGAATCCAGTAGGAGATCCGCCATCCACATTACCCTGCACGATTAGTTTAGTGGTCAGGTCGTAGATTGGGTTTCTGCTGTTTCTGTCTACTTCATTCTTGCTTGCATAAATTCTAGAAATGCTACTCTCAGCACCGAGTCTTACGAATGAGTAATCACCAGTCGGGTCTATAACTTTCAACAGTTCCCCGCCCTTTGGTTCGACTCGTAGTAGGTCACTGTAGTTGGAAAGTGATGTTGCACCTTCTACTTGTCCACTCGACGTAAAGTTACCTTCCGTCACCTCGGCTTCTAGTTCTCGTGTGACCTCGTTCCAAGAAAGAACAACACCCTCAGCAGTGCCACCTGTTCCGGTATACTGTGATATGTTTTCATTAATCAAGAAGTTCCCACCAGAGTCACTGCCAGTGGCGGCGTTGAATGTGAATCTGACTTCGGTCTTTGTTTCATCTGGGTCTCTGAAACTTCCTCGTACATCCTCTATTACAAGTTCAACAAATCCAGTTGGTGTTTTATTGAATTGTGTTACAGTTGCAGTTGATTTAGTTTCCTCGCCCAAAATAATTCTGCCTGGCTTAAACGTGGCGTTCTCTTGAGTGAAGTTATAACTAGCACCAACGGTTGCTGGTTTGCTTACTGTAATTGTTTTTCTGACCGGGAACTCTGTGCCCGCAACTCTATTTGTCCCGTCATTCAACTTCGGATTTTTAATCAATCCAAATTGTCTAATGTCATTTGCAACCGATATCTTTGACTCCTCGTTGCCATCAAAACTAGAAGAGATAAGAATAGACTTCGCGTTTAGGTCTTTGAGAATGTTGTGACCAAGACCTCCCGTTTCAAAAACTTCAATGTCGAATGTCGGTGATACTCCCGTGTCGGGTGTAGTGATAAGAACTGCCTCTGCTGACTTATATCCAGTTCCACGGTTTAGTATAGCCAGATTAGATATCTTGCCAGTTGAATTTACTTTACCTCTTATGTCAGCAGAAATACCATCACCATAAAGAACTATCCTTGGTGTGATTAGGTATTGGGATGCAATATTGTTTGAGTCTGGGTTGCCGCCGGTTTGATCTGGATATAGTTCACTGTCGAACGACCTGTCTACTTGGACATATGGTCCATCTTCGCTAGTGAAGACATAGTTTATAATTCTTCTTTTCTGTCCGACTTCTGGACCACGACCACCCGAGATGTAAACGTCATAGTTGTCGTAATAAGTTGCGGGTTGGTTTGGTGCTGCTGCTTTGTTTAGATAAACTCTATTCATTTCACCAGTGTTTCCACTAGCGACAGGTTTTGCTTCACCCTCTTTGTATGCAGCGGAAAATACTGCCGTGTTGGTTCCTGCTGCTAATTCAGCACGAATAATGGATCCTGCGACGGCTGACTTTTGCACATTGTATTGTGTCGAGTCTTCCCCTAGAGTTCTGTCCTTGACAAATTTCACTGGCATGTAGTCTGTGGTCAAGAAACCTTTACACTCACTTGTGATGTTGCCGAGGTACTTCCACTTGTATCCGTCGTTGCCGACTTGTTTAATTTCTGCGTCGGTGTGTGTTGGCTTAACAGTGGACTTTGATCCATTGTTGTTGTCAATGCACATGTATATTCTTTTACTGTCAACCAGAACGTAGTACTGTTCACCTGTCAAGTCTTCGTCATCTTCAAACTTTTTGTATACAGTTCCACTTCCCCAGTTGTATCGTGAAATCACATAGATCACATCGAATGGCTCTATCTTCTTTAGAGCGATGGCATTTCTCTGTCCATCGAACTGACCTCGTACTGAATCGACGATAGCAGGTGGATCGCTCTCGTCGTCCCAAGGATCGACTTTACCAATGAACACAAAATAATTGTCTGAACCACTTACGATTGAATCGTAAACGTCAGTTGCTATTTTTTCTCCGAACCCAGTTTGAAATCCGTTTGCCATGTTTTACCTTAGAAGTTTGGACTTGCGCCTGTTGCGCCAGTATAACCTTGATCTGATCTGTAGAGTTGTCCCAATCGCATCCTGAAGAAATTGCAAAGTGTAATTCCATCAAAAGAAATGCCTGCCGGTATATTATCTAGTCCTCTTGTATTGGGGTGGTGATAGATATTCCAGAAAGCAAATCCAGAGGCATGTGCCGATGTGTATCCCTCAGTTCCTGTAGAACCTAGTGGTTTTCCTAGTGGATCGTGTGACGTAATTCCGGATTCGGGGACGGTGACAAAAGTGATTCCTTGATTGCCCGCATTGAATACCGAACCTGTTGGGCCCGTTGCTGCTATTGGATTATACCCAAGTGGATAGAGGTCACCAGTCGCACCCAACCACGAACCAGATGAGGTTACTTCGTTGTCACGGAGATTTTTTTCTGTTGAAAATTTATAAGGTGTGTAGTGACCGATGACTGGAATTTCAATTCTCTCGAACATAGAGAAGTTGTTTTCATTCCAGTCCAGTGTTCGAAGCAAGTCAACCTGACCAAACATTTTCATACCAGCAGGGTGGATGATTTTCTTGAAAATATCTTTGTACTTGTTTAGAGATATTTCTGCCTTCAGGACGTAAGAATAAACTTGATAGTAATTGTTGTCTTGCAGGACGTTAGTAGACGAAAGCATTCCCTTGCTGTCTGCAAAATATTCTGGGTATTGGTTTAGGACTCCCGCCTGCACGGATCCACTAAACCCACTTCCACTTGATGAATTAATTGTAAGTGGCAACTCACTGCTCGTAAAAGTCTTTCCTGGCTTTATGACTTCAATGCCCTTTACGTTTCCGTTTATACCAACCTTTGAAACTCTACCTTCAAAGTTTTTGAAGATGGATGAATTTATTTTAACAACATCCCCACTTTTATATTCAAGTCCACCTGCGGTTATCTTGATGTTCGAGAATGTATTGAACAGAGTTTCTTTGTAGGTCAGTCCATTTATTGTAAACGTCAGTTTAAAGTCTAAAACAAAATCACCCCGAACATCATCAACAAAAATCTCTGCAAGTTCTACGCCGTCTCGTTCAATAAATTCTACACGAACAATTCTTGCTGACGCAGAGGTTCCCTTCGTGTATGGATCTTGCTGAATCACTCTTGTGTTCTCTGCGGAAAATAATGTTTCCCCCGTCGATCTAGAACAAATTATAGAAGTTTCACTTACATAGTTACCATCAGATGCTCTGAGAATATCTTCTTTTGGATAGTAAAAATCAAGGTCAACACCAAAGACAATTGCCATGAGAAATTTAAACGAGTCCTCGGTTCCCTTGGCACGATAAAAGTCTTTGATGTTCTTTAGAACATTCTGGAAAGACACACCAGTCGCAAGTGCGACTGGGAAATTCTTGAGGTAAACATCTCTAAAATTTGAAGTGAACTCATCTATGGTTTTGTCGATGTCACCATAGTTTCTCATTTGGTCGATTGCTCGACCGGGTGATCTGTCAGTTTCTTCCATGAACTCAAAGTATGATTTCAAAAACATAACAAACTCTGGATACTCTGTCGTAACAAAGTCCGGTAGTTGTTGTTCTATAAAGTTTGGAAGTTTATATGGATTCTCTTTTCTGCGAGATTCCATAGACGAGACAACACTTGCACCCTCCGGGGCAAGGCCCCCGGCACGGATGGACAGTGGAAGGAATGAGTGTCTAGCGTCTCCTGTCGGCATTAATAGGTTCCGATGTTATCTCTTCGATCAGTTGATGTGATTACAGAACAAGTCACTGAGTCATCGAAGGAGTCAATGGTAATGATTGTGTTTTCTCTTGCCAAGACATCCTGATCCGACGGCTTTGCGGTTATTGATATGTAATCGTTTGAAACATATCCAACCGGAACAAAGGTGCTGTTGAGTGAAAGTATTCCTGTATCATAATCAATGGTTCCGATGTTAGAGGCAACAAGAACCTGCGATCCACCCACACTTGTAAACAGATTAATGATTCCATATCCATCATCAGTAAAGTAGCAATTTAAGATGCTACCTGATGAGTTTTTGTGTTGGAATGTGTTGGAAGTAACAACTGGAATGTGTCCGTCGTGTGGATGGAAAATTTTGTTTCGGAACCGAACAGTGTTCCCTGTACCACTCCCAAGAGTTGGAGTTATTCTTTTCTCCATGCTAATTGTGAGTTGGTTTCCGATTATGGATGGTTCAAGGAAGTCTATCACTCTCGATAGTCTGGAGTTGATGTAGTCTTCGTTGAATCTTTCTAGTCTGTTGTCGCCGTGATCTAAGATTGCAGAAATCACGGAACCTCGGATACCCTCACTTGAGAGTGTCGTTTTAGTTGGGTCATATGTGACTAAGCAATTCACATTCAGATAGAGGTACTCGGCATCAACAATTTCTGGTGTAATTGAAACTAGGTTCTTCGATTGTAACGCACTCAGAATGCTTGCCTTTTCCGTGTCTGTAAGAATTAGTCCGTTGTTTGGTTTGACTGAGACGAAAACTTTTCCGTATTGTGGTGGAACGGATGTTTCGCCACCGTAGACAGACACGGACTCTGCATTCGCATATGTTGATCGCACAGCCGCAACATAGTCATTCTCGGTTACATTTCTGTTCTGTGCTTGATAAGATAGTGGTGCTGTGAATTTAACATTTTGCTTCGTCTGTCGTTCCGCCCCACCACTAGCGGGGGTTATAACTTCCACTGTGCCAACAGAAGATGCAAATGTTCTTCTTGCTTCACTATCGGTCTGCCCGAGACCGTTTGATTCTTCACCACTAGAGACGACATACGCAATTGTAATTACGTTTCCGTTTGATGGTTTCTTTCCTAGAACTCCATCACCAAAGTATATTTCGTAGAATCCATCTCTACTTTCTTGTAAGAAGTATGCCTCACTTGATGATGTGAGTGAAGTTATGTCGGATGCAAGAGTCCACGGAGTCGAAACTCCAGATGGATCTGTAGTTGAAGTCTGGACCACAAGTCTAATCGTAGATGTATCTACATCTAAATCAGGGATTCTAAATTTTTGATCTGAAACTGATGTGTCAAAGAGGTAGGAAGTTGTTCTGTATTCACCTTCAGTGAAAGATGCACTTGAGTATATTCCGTTGCCGTCCGTGTCTTCTGTCTGGAGAACTGGAGCAAGTGACACAAAACTATATCCGCCGCCATTTATTACCGTGTATGCAGGGAGATATGTGTTTGATGCGTATGATTCACCTGTCTTGATATCAACGACAACACTCGAAGACTTGATCGAAGATGGAGTGTACCCTAGATGCTTTGCAAGTGAAACAGCAGATTGCCTTTTCACTGCACTGTCCAAGAACATTTCATTAGCAACCATGTTTGCATAGAACCCCATGTAGTGGGTGTTGTATGCCATCACATCAATGAGAACACTGAGAGCAGAACCCTCGAAATCATAATCAGTAAAGTACCCCTGTGAAGTAAAGTGATTTCTCAGGGATGCTTTAATGGCATCGAAGTCTAGTTCTGTTATTGGTGTGTTTGCCATTATCGTATCCTATCAATACTGATATTTTGCGTGATGAGATTACTTTCGTTTAAAATATTATACTGTATGATAACCACTAGAGTGTTTTCATCCTCTTCACTTCTACCAATCATGACATTGACCAGTTTAATTCTGGGTTCATATGTCTTCAGTGTATTTTCGATATCATCTTTCAGGGTATACGCGATCTGGGGTGTCATGTTTTCGAAAAGTTTTTCAGTGACACCAGAATTCAAAGACGGCTGAAAGAGTCGATCGTATTTGTTAGTCATGACCAAGTTGCGAACTGAACTTTTTATTGCCTCTGTGTTGTTTTTAACAGACACATCCCGCGTTACTGGATTTCTAAAGAAAGAAAAATCCAAGTCCCTGTACTTTACATTTGCTTTTGTCGTTTTTTCTTGGTATGCCATGTGAGTATTTATACTACTTTATTATGGTAGGAATATGCTATACGTTCCTTCTATTGTTTCGATTGTAGTTGGATCTGGATCTTCCGTGATGGAGAATGTTATGGTGTCAACATTAGCCCCGAAAAATTTAACAATTTTCGATTCGGATTGATTGGTAGGGTTATAAACAACCTCTTCGGCCGTGACGGCATCTGTACCTTCTGTACNTAAAGTAACGATATTTATTTGTTGCCCGAAGTTGCTGTCGCCGTTGAAAAAAGTTTCCATTCTAAACGAATTTGGGAAAGTAACGGATCCATTCCGGACTGTCTCATTCCACTTATCAAAGAAGGCGGCCGCGAAGGCGGGGGAGGCGAAATGAAACTGAATCTCGCCCGAGTTCTCCCCGATTGTATCTATTTGCCTCAATCCAAGTCCTTCGAACAAGTTTTGATGTTGTGTATCATTTGGTATATCAAACTTAAAAGTTTGATTGTGTGCCAATGGTCCGTAAGTTCCACTGACGTTATCACCAAAACACTCACATGCCCGACATCCCGGGATGTCGGGAGACCCAACACAATCGCCCGGAAGTGTTTCAAAAGCATCATCAATTTGACCATCGGGGGAGCCCGGGATGCAAAGTGCGCCCGGTTGCACACCTACCCAAAACTCCACCGATTTTTCACCCGATCCGTTGCAATTGAAAAATGGAACCGTGAGGGTCAATGGACCTTGAACAAGATCGACCCCTACTATTGCAGTGTTAAAACACTCCCCCAATGTGTAATCAATTGAAGTCTGGTTTTGATCTGTAATTGTAGCCTGTCCAAGCACCGGAACACAATCTTCTGGTGACGCCGGGAATCGGTTTTCAACAGGAACCGTGAATACAAGTGTTACCCCAATTGGATAGTAACATGCGGCCGGATCGAACAATCCACAAACTTCCGACTGTATCTCGATATCTGGCGGTGTGCAAGTACATCCGCCACCTAAATCTTCGCAGTCCCTGCCTATGGTTATGATGTAAGGAATTCCGATCTGCGACCCCGCATTCACATCTCTGACGTTAACAATTTTTGTTTCACTAAAGGGAGATGTCTCCGGGCACGAAGAAGACCAGTTGACTCTAAGTCTAAATTGATCGCCAATGTCTCCATCGAGCTGGGTCTGCCGAAAATCGGCGGACGATGCGGGTCTTTGTGATTCGCCATTTAAGAAAAGATCAAAGACTTGGTATTCTAACCACTGATTACCCCCATCGGTACTCTTTTCCCAAACATAAGACAAATTCATTGCACATGCTGATTGTTGATTCTGAAATGCAGATATCAAATCTCCATCCCAGCCGGAATCAGTTGGAAAGAAAATATCACCCGAATATAATCCCGATCTCAAATTCCTAATTGTGACAGTGGATCCCGAAGGTGGATTTGGTGGGAAATCTGGTGCTACTTCATCGGTATTGCATGGCGGGGCGATGGATATTATCGAGGGGTCTGCATTCCCATCTGCTGGATCCGCATCCGCAACGAAACTACCCGCGCCGACCTGCATGATTGGGTTTGGTTCTCTACAGTCTGAACATGGACTACAAGAATCTAACGGGATATCGACACAAGTCAAACATGGAATATATTGACCGTCTTCTAGTGGTGGAATTGCTGGTTGTGAACCATCACCACAGAAAACTTGATCCTGTATGATCTCCAGACCGAGCTCGATCGCTTGTTCTCTTGTTATGGATTGACATTGACCGTTGATACAAGCGACTCCCGTTTCTGGTTCTGGTGGTTCTGGACCCTCGCCACATAAATCTATCGCATCTTGGTGACCGGGACGAGTTGCGTCGGTCAAGTCAAGCATAAACTCTCTAACATCGTTGAGATTATCTTTCAGCGTTTGGCCTGTTCCCCACTTTTCTGTATTCGATCCAAAACCACTCCAACTGGCCGCTGCCAATCCAATCATATATCCTAAGTTATATGCAATGCAAAATAGTCTTTTGCATTGTTCTGGTGAAAGGTCGAGTTGACTGTATCGGTTCCCCTGTGACTTCAGTTCTGTTCCCAACTTGCTAAAGTCAAAAATTACACCAATTTCGTGCTTACTCTTGTCTAGATTAACACTACATGTTTCAAGTGACCGTTTTCCGCCAATACGATCAATTGGCACGCCATTTAAGTCTAGTATTTGTTCACCGCCTAGGTCATTTACACATCCCCAGAACGTGGGGAATAATCCCCAGTATCTTGCTATTTCATATCGTCTATCTGGGGATCCGATACCAGTTTTACTAACACCATGAAGTCTCCAGTTGGTGCCGGGGCCCATAGGACCGTCATCATTGAAGTCTATGAGTGGAACCGCTTCATATTGATTTTTTAATCCATATCCCTTCGCTTTTTCAATAAAATCATCGGGTTCTAATCCTGCCATTTGTGCTTCTGCCCAAGCATTTGATCCAGCATCAAAACCAACACCAGTGAATCCCAATTCCTTCAGTGGAATGAGTTCATTATCCCACCAACCATAATCCCAGAATCTAATTTCCGGAATTCGATCTGGTGAAAATAATCTATTACCGGCAGTATCTGCTGGCAAGAACCCACATTTGTTCCTCAGATCGCTTAGTTGATTCTTGTAATCTATACCCATGCTTACTCGATCATAGTTATTCTCAGATGGGAGTTCCCCAATTTCATGTCGGTTTCTGGCATCTTCATATGCTTCCTTGGAAACATATGGTATTCTCCATCCGGAATATGCTGCGAACTCAAGATCAGTAATACCATTTTCTTCTGCGACCTCTTTACATCTGGCGATCGCCACTCTCCAGCACTCTGGGGAGTTTCCTTGTCCGTTAGGTAATACACCGGGCGTATTCACGACGCCGGGGGTGCCAGCTGGATTGAATGGTGTAGGTAACCAACATTGTGGTTTTGTTACAGGTGTCCCCAAAACATCCAAGTCGGTATTTTGAAGCATTCCATGTGCAAATGGCTCCGAACTCCTTTGACCACGGATAGGTCCGGGGTTCCAAGCACAATGTCCGGTGTTTATATAACCTTCAACCGGGCCGACGTTCGACCTGTAGTTTGGTGCCCAAGGAACACTCATTCCTGTAAACGTATTACACGGGAATGCTCGCATACCAGTACTGGTTGATCTCACCTCGTCCCCATCGACGACTCCATCACCATCGAGGTCCTCCGCCGCATCACCGGGTTGCCCATATCCGCTATTGTTGACAAACCCAGAAGTATTTGTTATCTGGAACCTTGAAAATCCCTGTTCAATGAGGGGTATAATAATCTCCTCACACAAAGTCAACACACCATTTGCATTAAAGTCATCGACCTCACTCGCACCCGTCGCAATTTTGAAATAGTCGGCTTCACCATTTCCTTGAGTTGGATCTGTTCTTCGTGTGTACTTCTCGCGGCCGGGTTCACCCCATTGTCGGGCACCATCAGCCCCACCATCTGGTCCATCGTTCATTGCTACCCTTGGATCGTTTGAGGTCCAAGATTTCGGTGATTGTTGTGTCCATATGCCATTAAAAATTAAAGGTCTATGGTCTGGTATAAACGGATAGTATTCAGATCCAGAGCATTCGTTTTCCAATGTAGCCTTGGACGCAGGTGCGGATGCCGCATCTAGTGGATCAAAGAAGGATGCTACTTCTGTTATGAAATATTTACTTCTTGGCAATGAGTATTGTGCAAATTGTCTAAACAATTGTCTGTTTAGTTCTTTGGAATCTACTTTTACACTTTCTCTTGATGGTGGATTGATGCTGACAAAGGAGACAGCAGGTATAACATCAAGTGGATTGTTTGGATGATTTTCTCTGTGCTTCATGAGAATTTCATCAATCAAGTATTTGGCCTGATAAGTTTTTCGGCCTTCCAATAGTTTTGTGTAAGAAGAACTGTCTTTACTGAAATTAACATTCCAGTGAATTGGAAGTATAAAGTCAGCAACCTCGGTTATCGTCTTGCCGTCAAAGGTGTAATCCATTGCCTTTAGGTGTCTATTCAACCAAGGCAAGTTTTGAATATCTTGTCCCCCAAGTGGATCAAATCTCCACGGATTGGCGGTTTCAAACTGACCGGGGGATCCGAATGGATGCACTGTGCCAAGTGCATAGATTCCAAGTTGTGCGTTTGGGAAGAGTTCCCTTGCTGCCATGATCCGTTTTATAAAACCTTCAGTGAACCACTGGAGATTTTCAAGTGAATCCTCATCCGGAAAATCGTTTCCAGCCTGACCATATGAGAAAGGATGCTCTACATTAATGACGATTTTACCTTTACATTCTTCGTTGATGTAAGAGGAAAGCACTCGACCGGCGGCATCTCGTTCCAACAAGAACGTATTAATTCTGTCTTGAATCTCGCTGATGGTGGCGTTTCTATAATCATCATCTGTGATCGTACCGTCTGCTTCTAGAGTATAACTTGGAAGATAGAATACATTTCCAATTTCACCTTGTTCGAAAGATGTGTTCGATCCAATCACACCACCGTTATTACCTTCACCAGCTCTAACTGTGGTGAAGTAACTGATGTCCATGTTGCATTCAGGAATTGTAATTGGTTCTTCTAGTGAGTCGGCAAAAAGACCGTTGAACAGGTAGTCATAGTAAACAAAGTAATCATTCCTCGTGGCACCAAAGACATATCCATTTAGATATTCTGAATTTGAAATTGTGCTATTCAAAATCAAAGAGTTTTCTTCATTGAATATACGATCACCTTCTTCTGTGTCGAGATCAATTTTTTCATCGAACGGCGCGAAGACACCGAGATCGTCATAAACACTTCCGCGTAACCAGTTGAATATTTTAACTTGACTTGCCCGAGCCGTATCCCCCATGTATTTAATAATGCCTCTATTCAAAAGCATTGCGTTGTTGGTCGGAAGATCAACTCCTTCTGTGATTCTTTCCCAGTTGGTCGATTCGCCTATTTGAATATACTCGTTTGGCATGTCAGACCAACCATCGAACATGTCAGTCTGACCGGAGTTTGGATTTGTTGTGTAATAAGAAGGTGCAGTCCAAATTACTCCTGTATCTCCATACTCAGAAATTGCGTTTACTAATTCATCCCAGATAAACTTCTTGTGGGCAAATTTTGCAGTATACCATGCCATGTTATGATATTGATTTTCCGCCATGATTTCCTGTATACCGGGATCCGCAATTCCCAATCGAACTGCTTCTGCCGGTCTACCTTCACCAAACAAAGCACGACCGTTGTACTTGGAAGGATCCAGTAAGGTCCATAAGTCATTTTGGAAAAATCTAAATGGTCCATCATAAAATGTTACTCGGTCATGTCCGACCACACTCTTTGTGTGTTGTATCAATCGAATGATACAATCTTTCATTATATCCCATTTGCTAGTTTTTTCTGCTCGGGTTCCATCAAGACCCCAGAAAATTCCGGGTAGTCGAACTGCATTACCGAATGGTTCCTGTCCGTTATTTGTTTCCGGTAATTCGGATCCACAATTTCTCAAGAATGCCTGGCCAGTCTCAGTCACAAAAGGAACATCAAAGAGTTCAATTTCCACATCCAATACAATGGTATCTGAGGTTCTTGAAGATGAATTTCTATATGGGTTACTTTGGACTCTAGTGGTGATAAGATTCTTGACTTGCTGTTCGACCTTCGTGATATATTTTTCGTAGTCGATTGGACCAAGATTCTTAACCTGTGTCCGGTCTGCGGGTGACGAAGACCTGAAATTAATTGCAGGAAGTGGTGAACCAATGCCACCACCAACGCCAGGTGAATCTTGGTTATTCGATGATGGATCTACATTTGCAGATACACTATCGGAACTCATTGTAATGAGTGACCACCCACCACCCTTGGGGAATGCTGTATTGAAATATGTGCTTGCATCATTTCTATTTTTAATTGCTCTTCCTGTGATTTCACCACCACTCTCATTGAAGTGATACCCCAAGTCTTGGAAATACCATCCACCACTGTCATTAGAAGGCACGCGACAACACTTAATGTCATTCGTATTCGTAATCGAACTTCGTGCCGTCGCATCATAGATGTCATCAAAATCACCTAAACGTCCGGGTAGATTGAATTCACTGTTGCTGTCGTCTATCTGATCTAAAGCAGCCGCATTCCATGATATAACTTCCTTGATTCCCTTACTACGAAGCATTCTGATGAAATCACAAACAGTCTCTTCTGAGTCAACTATGTTTGACTCGATTGTAGTTGGTCTTTGAATCCAAGGTACGATATTTTCTGGTGATTTTTCAAACTCCAGTGTACCAACACCATCCCGGCTATATGGACTAATCGACGAAGAAAGAAGCGATCTTTCCTCAATAGAACTAGATTCAAGCAGAAGAGTATCAATGTAATTTCTGTAGTAGTCTTTTCTCTTGTCGTAAGGATCTTCTATATTTGGGTCGTAGTTGTCATCGACTGAGTAGATGTATGGAGATATGATCGGTCCACCAAATTCTCTAGACCAATACACTTTATTATCGTTTACATCCGGTCTAGCAGAACCCAAAAACGATACTGGATTATTCGCATCCATTGGTTGTGGTAGACTTAAATCTTTACTTCCGTAGTTGCTGCACTTGATTGTAGGGAAGGCAGCACGAAGTGGTTCATATACTGATTCTTCAAGTGCAGCGTCAAAGGCAGTAGTGAGAAGACTTTGATACCAAGAATTAAATGTCAACAAATCGTATCTTCTAGCACCATTTAAACTTGGAAGTGAGGTCACTTGATTCTTCCACCATTTACCAGATCCAACGGTTATCCAAGCCGCATCGTTTTTCTGGGGGAGGGTGTAGGAACCTCCTTTAATGTTTTCTGTATTTTGATACCGATAGGCAAATCCGTTATGCCCATTCGCATCTGCTTCCCATGCCCAACTACTCAAAGAAACTTTTTGCCCGGCTCCGTCAAATACAGTCGTGTCCTCGTCAATGTCAAGGTATTGGTCTACAGTTCCTTCTACAATCTGCTTGAGTGTTTTATTAAATCCCGGAATTAGTTCGGTGCTATATCGAGGATCCAATTGGCAAAGACCAAATGTTTTATCATGCTGTTGATTGTATGTTTTGGGGTAAAGTTCACTGTCAAGCCAACATCGAACTGGGTTCTTGATTACCCTGCCATTTTCTAAAAATACCTCTTGTTGTAGTCTTTGGTATTCTGCAATGAAAGCATTAGTCCATCTTGTCGTTTCGGATATACCGTTTTCGTACCAAGGTGTCCAAGCAACGTATGGTGTTGAGTGTGTTTTATTTGCGGCGATACCGTCAATTGAACTTGTGTTGGATATTGACTGATTGCTGGGACTAATCCGCAAAAACGGTGAAAACCCTGTTCCATTTGGATATTCAACTTCTAAAATTGCATCGTCTTGGTGGAATCCAAGAGCAGGAGAAAATTCGTTGGGCGAGAAATCACCTCCGGCGGATCCATCGTTAGTATCGTCAGATCCGGGTGTCACCTGACTGAAGTATTGAATTTTTTGTGCGGATCCGAGATCGTTTCCGAGTTGGTTTGCATCAGTATAATCGTATGGGCCCACTTCTTGTCGAATAGTTCCACCGAGTGCGTAAAAAGTAAATCCGATTACGTTTGGATAATCGTCTGCAATAATCTGAGCAACTAAACCTCTTGCTGCCGATACTGCATAGTCCTCTATACTTGTGATTGTAACAGGAGTATCATATTCACTTGTATCGCCTTGTGGTCCGTTAGTTCTTCCCGCGTGACCGAGACGACCTCTCGCATCTACCGAATATAGTTTCTGCACGAAGATATCAGTGTCAACTTCGACTTGTTTTGGTGCAATGGCTACTTCTTCGAATCCGTGTAACTGCGGACTCGTCCAGTACCAGTTCGTAAACGTAGCGTCGTAATCGGCAGCAAAAATATCAGGATCGGGGAATTCGATTGCACAATCTTCATCACCGCCGCCGCCACCACCACTTCCCGGCCACCCGATGCCGCCAGGGCACAGGATAGAATTTGGATTCTCATCACAAAAACCGTCAAGTGGATTTCCACCACCACCGCCTGGAATTACGTCACTCATTTTAGATTACTCCTACTTGCTTTATTATTTCTAGACTCTTCTTAAGTTCGGGGGTCCCAACTACATTTTGTAAAAGTTCACCGGCGAAACAAGGATTATTCAATGCAGAACTAATTGCAAGTTGAGCCAATCCATATCTTTTTATCAGTGCCAACGCATTATCTATGTAATCTTTTCCAGATTGAACCAGATTTTGTACATTTGTTATGCTCTGGGAAACTGCTTGTGTTACATCGGTTATTGATGTGACAAATTCGTTTATTGTGTTGACATTATTTGCCCACCCTGAAACATCTGTGTATTGACCAAGTATACCTGTGATGTTCTGGTTCAGTGACTGGACAGATGCAAATAATTCACCACCGCCCGTTGGTAATATAGACTCAAATGCTGGGGTAAAATTGTCTATCAAATCTTGATTGGGAAGTCTCAGGTTGTTTACTATATTGTTGTAAGTGGTGGCGATACCGACTGCGTTAGACAACTGATATACAGTCCCCTCGTTGTCGATTAATCTTCCACTTAATCTGTTCGTGAAATTCTGTGCGTTTGTGAGAACAGATGCAAAACTTACAGAGTCAGGATTGGTGGGATCTCCTGTCAATATTTGAGTAAGATTCTCAATTGAGGTTTTTGCTTGAGTTAGGTCTGGACCACCCGGAACTCCACCACCAGCAGTTTCAAGTGCGCTTCCAATAGTACTCGAAAGACCTGAGTTGCTTTCTATTAATAACTTTGAACCTTGGATCAGGGAGTCAACAGGATTTTGAAAAATTTGACCAGTCAACGCACCTTGAACAACGTCCCGAACTTCATCGGTAAATATTTGTGTCTGTTCGTCGCAGTTATTGATTAAGTTTAAAGCATCAAAGTCAAACGCCATTATCCTGCCCTCACATTTCCAGATCCAGTAACGGGATGACCACACGAAGCAGCGTCACCAATTCGAATCACGGGCAGTCCGTTTGCTCTTACGGAGAACGATCCACCAATCAAAACAGGACCAGAGTGTTCGTTTCTACCGTGACCCGCAACCGGACCCATCAACAGTGCAACGGGAAATCCATTGGCGCGAACATTGGTGGCACCACCAAGAATAGTTCCACCTGCTACGTCTATGAATGCTCTAGATATTCCCGGCATGTTTATCTTCTTCCCAAAATAGAATCTGCTCGCAATATTTAGCATACTTGTCGTCTATGATTTTGAAATATTCTTCGTGTGTACACTCACCAATCCAAGAGTCGAACCACCCAACATCCCAAGTCGAATCTGGTTCCCAGTCGTAAATATCTGCACGGACCAATCTAAACTTTTCATTCTTCGGACAGTGATCCCACACTAGATCAATGACCTCTTGGTTTTTTTCTACTATGGTAACACTGGTCACATCTTCATTGTCTATTAAAAACTGATGGACCATTCCAATTCCCAAACCTGCAAGCAAAACATCACCTTTTGCATTTTCCCATAGGGGAGCATGTTCTCGGTATTCTTTTGTGGTGTCTTGCATGATTTCGTGGGTCGGGCAGAAAAGTATTGTATATTCGTCTTTTGGTTCGGGGTGGCCACACCAAGAATCAACTATTCGTTTTTCTATTCTAAATTCACCAGCAGTTCCCTCTGGTAAATTCACTTTGTACCTCAACCGAATGACCTTACGACTACTTTCCCATTTGCACCAGTGGCACCAAAATTATGATATGAGATTACTTCGATTCCTCTAGCACCACCACCACCACCACCGGGGACCACTCCATCTTCTGCCTGTTCACCGGCAACACCACCGAGTCCACCTCGGCCACCACTTGCACCTGTACCACCAGCACCACCGTTACCACCAGCACCGCCGCCAGCAATACTTGATCCGCCGGTAATCATGGTATCTCCACCGTTTGCAGTCGCACCCGAAAATGTCGCAGAAAACAAACTCGCAGTTGCTCCATCACCACCACCAGACTCTACTCCATCGAAAGTGGTTATGGTGCTAACTCCTCTAGTATGGGTAATCAATTTCGTGCTTTCGCCATGTCCTCCGTGGCACGCATCAGGATAATCTCCATCAGTACTCGCTCTTGGTTCGCCTGCGTCACCACCTTCACCCACATAGAAATTTAAAACATCACTTGCTTGCATATCACTGACTTGATATCTTTTTGATAGATATGCGCCACCTGCTCCACCACCCTGTCCATAATAAGTAATAGACCTACCACTGCCCACCTTAATTCGACCGCCCCCACCACCACCAGAACCGTGCATCTCAATCTCAACATAGACTGTTCCTGCTGGAATAGTAGCACTCTGAGAACCAGTGCTTGTGATTGTCGTGGTTCCTAGAAGTTGATATTGTCTTGTGGATGCTGCTCTGGCTGCTCCTATCATTGGAAATTAATTCCCCCGACAAATCCGTAAACATTAACACCGGCGTCGGTGGTCAAGAATGAAATTATGTCTGTACCAGAAGCAGTGAGTGCTGGTGCAACATTACCGGGCCACTTAATCAATTGTGGTGATGCAACCCAAGTTACCGTGTGCGCCCCGCCGTTTGTGATTATAAGAGTGCATGTCCCTGATTTTCCAGAAGGTGGCGAGTTTGCAAAACTTATGGTACAATCGCCCGTGATGGTTACTGTTTGCACATTTCCATCCTCAAAATCAACCGAGAAACTGGTACTTTTCGAACCAATCGCGTTTACTTTTTCCGAGAAGTCTTTTAGTACTGGTCTGACGACATCGGTATCAGCAAAATTAGTTCCGCTGCTGTTTATTGTCTGGTAGTTTGTTCCACCCGCCCTGACAGTGATTGCGGATGAATTGTCATCGACTGTTAATATCGTGTCGTTTGATCCGGCTTCGGGATCGCCTATTTTTACAACGTGATTGGCACCAAGTTGTATACCAACTTCGGAATCAGATGGATGTTGGAATCCAAACCCCTTTGCCAAAATCATACCAGTCGAAACACCTTGACTTCCATCTGTAACCAGCATCGAGTTCGATGGTCCAGCGACATCAAATCCAAGTGTGTCTCCGTCAAGTGTCAATCCAGCAGTAACACCACCGAGAGATCCATCTGCACCACTAATCTGTACAAATGCGTCTCCATTGTAAAAGAACAGATCACTTGTATCTGACTCCAACCAGAAGTCACCTGTTTCTGCACCAGATGGCGCATCTGACTGTGCGGTATAACCAGCCACTCTTGCTTCTTCGTAAGCAAAGGCAACATCAACAAAGAATTCAGTTCCCGTGCTAATACCATCTGAATTTGCATCTATTACAAAAGAATCAACATCAAGACTATAGTATGTGCCATTATATGACCCAGTTCCTGCTGTCTTAAATGTCATGTTTCCTGTAGTAAAACCCGCTCCGCGAGGAACTCCCGGTTTGAACGGAAGTATGTCTATGTTTGCCTTTTTCGTTAGCAGTGAACTGAGGTCTAAGTTTCTGCTTCGTTGGTCGATGTTATCCAAATCACTTTTATGGAAAAGGATTTTTGTTGTGTTTGCAAGTATACCGTTGAGTGCAGTAATCGCAAAGTCACCCGGATTTGCTGGAACTCCGTTTCCTGCTGTCCATCCATAAGAAGGATTGTATCCTCCGTAGGTTCTTTTTACGCCTGTACCTGAACCTTCTGCCCCAACAATTCCCTTTGTCCCTTGTGCTGTGACGCTTATTTCAATTAAGTCACCGGCATTCGCAATTACGTTCACGAAGTTTGATTGGTCGCCGGGATTGTAGTCACAGAAATATCTGGTTCCCTCGTCACAGAAAGGAACTTGATTGCAAGCACCAGCAACATTACCACCACCACTGTAAACTGCGGTCGCCCCGGTGTCCACTCGTTTAAATGTGAAAGTATAAAGTACCGAACCACCAGTATTCGCATTGATTTCATTGAAGAAATTAGTAGCATCAGATCCGTCTGAAAAAGAATCATCAACTTCAAGAATAAATCCTGCATTTTCGAATTCTAATATTTTAAATGATCCAGCCGATGGTGCTGATCCCGCTCCACCAACAGTGCTTGAAGGTTCTCCTGCTTCATATGTAAAATTACCAACAGTGACGACAGTATCATCTAAGGTAAATGTCATCGAGTCGGTGTTGCTTGCGTCCCTTGTCAACCCGAGAGGTCCGTCTGACCCAACCAAAATACTAATCTTACCATCGGCAGTAGGTACAACCTGACCACCACCAGCGGTGACGCCAGAGATAGCATCACCAGTCGTCAGAACTGTGTCGTCTATTGTAAAGGTCATCGAGTCGGTGTTGCTTGCGTCCCTTGTCAAACCAAGGGGTCCGCTACCATTCACCAGAATACTAATCAAACCATCATCAGTAGGTACAACCTGACCACCACCGGCGGTTACACCGGAGATAGCAGGAAATTTTGCTGAGACAATTGCGTGGGGATTGGTATCACTTGTTCCGACGAACATGATACCATCATTTGCATTGAACGCGATCTCCCCAGCAGAGAGACCCGATGCACAGGTCGCTCCAGCTGAGGATGATCTTCTTACTGTTAATTTATTGTTTCTAGCCACATCACAATTCCATTATATAAAGAATCAGAATCCGCCGCCGTCAATTACAGATCCATTCAATTTCGCTCTAAACTCAGCCATGTTACCAGCGTGTTCCGTGGTAACAATTGCATCAGTTCCATTAAAAGAATCACTTTCAAACAAGTAGTATCTACTTGTAGATGCGTCATAGGCAAGACCTGTGTGAAGTGAACCACCAATTTGCTGGAAGAATCCATAGTCATTGTCGCCATTCGAACCGTCGTTTGCCAGTTCAAGGAATACATCTTCAATTTCTAAGTTTGTAGTAGAAATTGTAGTCAAAGTGCCATTAACTGTCAGGTCTCCACCGATAGTGACACCTGCACTTACGTTTAAGTCTGTTACAGTAGCAAGTGTGGTATCAATGTTTGGGGCCGTGATACCTTTAGTAAGATTTACTGTGGCAGGTAAACTCCAATTTAATTTAATTCCACCAGCAGATTGGGTGCTAGTAATTTTGACTTGGTTGGATGTCCCTTCAAAAGTAAGTCCCGAACCAAGAGTCAATCCAGTATTTATTTTTGCTGATGCGACTCCGCCATGATTCTGTGAGTTAACCTCAATTGGGATTTGAGGGTTTGCTAGTTTAGCATTCGCAACACCCTCGTTTTTGATACTCACCATACCATTGTCACCAAGACTAAAGTTATTCACATTATAACTGGCAACACCCTGAATGTCGGCACTGTGTGAGGCAGTCAACCCCGTGAGTGTAATATGAGGAGCAATACCTGCTGCACCGGGCGCGGTTGTAATACCAATAGACTTTCCTGAGATGAGAGAAATTGCACCAGTGATACCCGTGACACTCGATACCCCACCTTCTGCACCAGCGACTGCGGCTGTGACATAGGCAGTGGTTGCAATTTCTAAGTTGTTCGTCGCCGCGGCCGGTGATTTCTGTAACTGCATACCAGCAGCCATAGTGATACCAAGAGTACCACCAGATGGTTCTACACCTGCTTTGCCCGTCTCTGCTATTGCGGTTACTGAAATAGCGTTATCTAGGATATCATATCCGGGAAATACATTAGCAAATGTGGAGTTCAATCTAGGTCCACCTGCATCTACTACGCCATTTCCACCACTGCTACCAAGGTACAGCGCACCGATTGGATATGAAAAGGCAAATTCACCGGCAGATAAACCACCTGTCGGAAAAGTGGCATCTCTAGATTTTCTGATTATAATTTTATTGTTTCGTGTTGATGCGTCAGGCATATTAGAATCCTCCTCCGTCAATCAGTCCTGATACAATGTCATTTGTATTCATGTCGAGACTGACTCCCATCCTGTTTCTAAAGTTTTCTGTGGATGTTCTCATTAAAGTATTTTCCGTCATAAAAGAGTTTGTAACCAAAGTTTGGTCCGTTTCGCTTAAAGTCGAAGCGGTCTTGCCTCGAATATGTATGGTTCTTGCAGTGTTATTTATAATCACTTCAATTGTAGAATCTCCACTGAACCCCAAAACTTCTTGTGGTTGCAGTGTGAATCCCGTACCGGAGTCTCCTGTTATTCCAAATTCAGCACTAGCACCGGATACAGTGAACTCTTGCCAGTTTCCGTTTGCAGTTCCACCCTTTAATTGGTAGTGCTTCTGATCGGCAATCGAGAACACCATCATTCCCTGTTCTCTTCGTAGATCAGAAATGGCATTTCTGGCTGTTGTGTCTTCTACTGTGCGGAGACTACCTAATCCGAACTTCGGATTGGTTACAGGATATGCGTCCCCCGAATCAGTCGGGGATACAAAACCACCAAATGGAACTCCTCCTGTAATAGTTGCCATTATGTGTTAACCTTTACCGTGACTTCACCACCGAAACTGTTTTGAGATTCGTAAATATCGTAATCTACATCTACACCATGTAAATTTCTATGTGTGTAGTCTGAAACAGCTTTATTGAATGGGAAAGTTAAGTTTGTTGATGTATCAGTAAATGTCAACGACCCGGAGTATTCACTTGAGGGTATTACAAAATACCCCTTGTTTGCAGGAGAAGTCGCAGCAAAGGTAACTGAAAAATTATTGGGTGAAGTTCTGGATAGTGTTTCGGTGAACCCCTGAGAAGTCATCCCAGTTCCGTTGAACCCAGATCCAGTTTTACCGCTTAAGTATCTAAGTCTCCAGTTCATTGTGTCTGTTTTTGTTGCGTTACTTCCTTCTGACTGACCACCCGAGAGCGTGAATGTCAAAGTTTTTTCTGTAGTAAACATGTAAGGACCGTGACTGATACTTTTTGGTGTATCATCAAAATCCATGCTACTTGCAATCGTTCCCACGCTTTGATTTCCAGATATCGAAAGGGAACCAGTAGTCCAGTTTGCATTTGGTCCTGAAGTTGTCCACGTTGCATTGACTGTCTGATCGCCCGCAGTCTGTCCTATCTCATAGGGACCTGAAGACAGACCAATGTCGAAAGCAGAAAAAGAAACACTCTGATATGGATACAATAAAGTTTGCAGAATCGTTTCTAACCCAGTTCCATTTGCAAACGATATACCTGCTGCAATTCCACCTACTGCTTCGGGGAAAGCTTCTCCTCCGCGAGTCCACCCAGTTTCTCCTATTTCAAATGTCGGGCCGGATGAAACCGAAGTTGTAACTAGAACAGTCATCCCAGTTCCGCCTTTGATTGAGAGAGTATTTCCTCCCGATACAATGGTAGTTCCATCACTAAACGCACCAACAGTACCAGATTGTCCGTCTTGTCCGTCTTGTCCGTCTTGTCCATCACTACCGGGTAGTCCGTCTGCACCGCGCTCGCCTGCTGGACCTTGTTCTCCCTGCTCACCGTTCTCGCCGCGTTCGCCTGCTGGACCTTGTTCTCCTGCTGGTCCTGCTGGTCCTGATGGTCCTTGTGGGCCAGGGAATCCCTGTGGTCCTTGTGTCGGATCATCTAGACTTGACAGTCCATCTGGATTAATATACTTTGATACCTGTGACAATGAGAGACCATCGACCAGATCGGATTGCTGGCCGGTGAATTCATCATTGGGTAACGGGGGTGCTGTATATCTTTTTGGGTCTGCCATTAGTTGAGATCAATACTAGGTGCGTTCATACGAAGTCCACCATTATTTAGATCCAAAGTAGATGCTCCGCCAGAGATGGCGACTGCACCAGCAGTTCCATTGATTTGATTTGCTGCGTTAAGAGTAATGATTGGGGCGTCCATTGATATTTGTTCGTTTGCTTTCACGGTAATAGAAGAGTCGCACTGGACATCTATGGTTCCAGTTGACTCCACTTTAGTATCCCCTTCTACCTTTATCGAAGCATCTCCCTCGATGGTGACCGCGACGTTACCCTTCACGTTTACATAATCATCACCAAGTATAATTTGGTATCGGTCTTTAGTCACTTTTTGAACAATGGATCCGTCTGGATGGAGTTCGAAAAATGTTCCTGACTTATGGTATAAGTGTATTCTTTCTTTACCTTCGGTGTCGTCAAATTCGCAAATGTGACCACTCGTAGTTTGGAAAACTTTATTGAATGGATATTTGGTGGCGTATGGAGTTTCTGGTTCATCCCATGATCCACCGCCTGCTTGCGAGACACCTTTGGTTGTGTTATCTTTTTTTGCCTGTACAATCGTCTCTTCTGTTTTCTCTCCTCTTGCCAATCTAGAAACATCTGATTCGCCTAGAGTTTCATCCAACGGATATTTTCCGTCTGGGTCTGAGAATCCAGAGTCGGCCGGTAGTTTTTCTTCTGGTATACCAGCAAAAGAACCAAGGATCACAGGCATCTGGGCTTCCGTTCCATCACGGAAGAAACCAAACACATGTGATCCTTGGAGAAGTCCAGTCGGTGAAAATCCTATTTGACTTACCGCTGCACTAATTGCTGATTGAAGAGGAGTTGCCCAAGGCAAGTCTTCTGTTTTTATTTGTGACTTTTGTGCCGTGTGGAATCCGATACATCGGACGCGACATCTACCAAGGCGCAGAGGATCATCAATATCCTCTACAACCCCGTGCCACCAGATAAACCCATCTTCCCCTTCTCTCTTGTGCATTTATCATCCTTTTGGATCATGCCAGTTGCGTGATGCCCACTTTTCCGCCCAGAGTTTCCATTCTCTCAGGGCCTCCTCGTCATAGTAGAAATCCGCTTTGGTGATTCTGTCTTGCCATTTTGCATCCATGTTTTTTCTCCATCATGTAGCACTAATCAAAGATTCTATTACGCTGTCTTTGATTAATTCGATATAACAAGTGTAGTCATTCTTGAGCAACACATGCTCAACCTTTGATAATATGTATTTCCCACTTGCAACCGGATCCGACGCAGATTCGGTTTCACTTTCAACTTGTATTTTGGGAACATCAAAGTATACGACTTGACCCACACTCAAATCACTGTTCCCCGGAACGACCAGAGTTACCGTCAGTGATTTGCTTCTAAGTATATCAATGTTTCGATTTAAAAACAAGTCAAAAATTTTACGATTGTCTTGAATGTTATTCTGTGTAAATGCTTGATGATTTACCACGCTGTGTGAGAGAATACCCTTTCTGAAATACTTGATCTCTTCTGGTGAAAGTGTTTCTGCGTTGAGTCGATTTGACTCTACATCAAGGTCTTCGACACTTACTATCTTACTCTCTATTTGCTTGCTAGTCAAATCGTATTTGGTAATCGCACCACTATACATCGAACCATTCATCTCAAGAATTCTGTTGAACGTCCTCGGGAACTCCATGAGTTCACCTGAGTTAAATCTTCGTTCATCCACACCGGCCATGCTAGTGTTTTTAGGATAATAGTTCAGTTCTGTGATCGGCGGTTGGTTTTTGATTTCGTGTAGACTTTTAAAATTCAATCCGTCAGAGGTTTCGTAAAACATAAACGAAGAGTCGGTAAATTCTTTGCGTGATGCAGATGCTTTCCTCTTCAAGAAATTTATTGTCTCGTATGGACTGGTGAACGGCATCACAAATTTGAACTTACCGTCTGTCTGTGATATTTCAACAGATCGAGGATCATCAATATTTTCCTGAATCACCTGATCGACAATATCCGAGACCCGCCCCTCGAATGCTTTTGATATTTTCTTGTTTATACCATCAAGATACGAATTAGACACAAACGTCAACTCATACCCCTGAGTCTTCGAGTTTTCGCCCACTTCCTTTTCTCGGTAATTCACACATGCCATGTTCAGTGTGATTTCACGGTCGGCAAATTTTGGTGTTTTGAAACTAATCAAGAGTTGCTCGTTGCCGATGATTGGAAATACACCCGGTAGGTTGTTTACATCGGTAATCACCATTGTTGCGGTGAGAAAGTTTCTGAACAAGTCTTCACTTAAAGAAAATTGAACGAAGTAGTCGTTGAGTGGCACAACACCACCAGCCGAGTTGACCAACTGCATCACACCTAACTTATAATCACCGATGTCGGTATATGTCTCTGTTTCAGGCATCTATCAATTCTTTAATATTCTTGGGTAGTTGCTTTATGTACTTGGGTCGTATCAGTTTGATTCTCGCAGTCTCCATTGTCTTGTCTAATTCATACTTTCGGTTGGATACTGCAAAATTATTCTTCTGGACCGCACCTGTGACTCCACTGTACACACCAATGAACGTGTCAGCAAGTGTGACGTTTCCATTGAACCCGACAGTACTCCCAATCACTTGGTTTTCGCCTGCGGACAGACCTGATGCTTCTGACAGTGGGTTGATATAAATTGCTTCGCCTGTTGGACCAGATGATCCAGAGGTAAATGTTTTCTCGAAGTGGTGTAACGCATCTTGCTTAGACTGAACACGATTGACCCTTGCAATCACAGCAGTCCCTGTGCTATTGACAGTTGAAATGAGATCACCGGGTCGGAAAGTAGACTCATTCTGGTCCACCACTAATTCACAGAAAGTAGGATTCCATTCATACACAACGGCTCTGGTGTTTGCCGCGCCGAGGTATGTGTTGTTGTTCTGCAACGTACCATCTGTTTTGTAGATTGTCTGATCGACAGAGAATCCAGTTGAAACTAGAGTCGCATTGTCGTCATCTATTGATGAAAGGTAAAGAGAAGTTCCGGGGTAGTTCTCTCGCATGTAATTGTCGAAAGTAGAACTTTGCAAATTCCAACCGTAATAAGGATCAATTACATCATTGAACAGTAGAATGGTCCAATGATACTCTGGAGTCCCGTAGAGCTTGTCTGCGATGATCTCAGGGGTCTCTCCTTCGCGGACCCGATAGTAACTAAAAATCTGCTCGTTGTTTTTAAGTTCCTCACTGTATCCCAGTCGCACGAGAACATCGGTTGCTAACTTTGTTCTGAGTTTTTTATCTGATACAAATGGGTATTCAATTAGGGGGAAATTACTGAATAACATCAAGCACCCTCCAATACATCTTCTTTGGTCACCACTGTAGTTTCTTTGAATGTCAGTGATAACTTAATTCCGACCGGAGAACCATCTACATGGGTTGTGAATTTTCCGGGTGCTGTATAATCCACGTTGACTTCAGTGAGAACACAGTCTTTAGTTCTGTTCAACCAAATGTTTTCTACCAACGCTCCACTTGATTTGTAGAGATATCGAATCCTGAATAGAGCAGGTGTTATAAAGAGGTTTCCTGTAGAATCCAAATCTGGGTAGGAGTGATATTTAAATAATCGAATCATGGAATTTATCATGTCCGTCTCTGCTCTTGATTTTGGATACAGTTCAAAGACGTAACTGAATGTTCTAAATTCTGGAGATTGGTAGGTCTGTTCTCGTCGTGGGTTAAGTGCTTTGCCTCTAAGTTGCGTGAGAACTGACTCTGCATTCAGAGGTAGTCCAAGCACATTTGCAAGACTGTCGATCGCAGACGCACCTATTCTCGTGCCGATGCTTACGTTCTGTTTTAGTGCGTTGATAAAATCACTTGCACCATCAATGACACCACCAGCACTTAAAGTATTCTTCAGTGTTTCTGAAGCAAATTTTGCAAGAAGTAATTCGGGTGTATCATAACTTTGCAGGTTAGTCTCGTTCAGAGTTTGTGGCATGTACAGGAACATGTTTTGCTTTGCCTTGTACTTCGGAGTTTCAGTTAACCCTCTGTTTATAAACGGAGGTCTGAAGTTCGCCTTGTAATCACTCGGCCGACTAGATGGTCTGCCTGCATTGTTCCCGCGTCGAGATCCACCGAATTTATACTCGGTTGGTTGGGTTGGATTATACCCCACTCGACCGAACTTCGCAAGATTCGTTTCCCCATATTGCTTGTATAAAGAAGCCTTTACTCCGTACTCGTTTTGGACTCTCTGAAGTCCATCTTGATCCAAACCACCAACTTTAGGCATTCCACCAAGACCACCATAACCAGAAAAATCGGATTGGTTAAATCTTGCCTGATACACATCTGCGGTCGCCCCGAGCTCGGAGAAGAACTCTTGTCTTTTTTCTATTATTTCTTCTTCAAAATATTCCTGTAAGTCATCAGCACCAGATCGTTCAACTGTTCTTTTTAAAAGTCTTTCACTTTCGTCTTCCTTTTCAAACATCTGGAAAAGAATCATATGGTTCACATCATCTTGAAAAATGTTTTGCGGATACGATAAAACAGTTTCACTCTCGGCGGGGTTACCCAGAAGAAGTTCCAGTTCGGGGTTTGCTACCTCAAGTGCATTTTGATTGATCGCCGCACCACCGACTAGATTGTTGGATACGACGTTCCCAGCGAGTATCGTGACTCCGGTCCTGCGATCCACATCTCTGACGTTGGAACGATCACCGTCGCTGATCGCGTCAAAGGTCTCTGACAGTGTGTCGAAAAAACCATCGGATGATGATCTATCTGGAGTTTGGTCTGACATTTTTTCTCCTACTTTGATACATACTTATGTATGGCTTATAAAGGAAGATACATTCCAAAAAATCCCAGTAAGTATGTTGCCGATCCAACAAAGATAACTTATCGCAGCATGTGGGAAAAAAAGTTTATGGTCTTCTGTGACACTAAAGAAAGTGTTCTCAGGTGGGGATCAGAGACAATAGTTGTACCTTACAAATCACCAGTCGATGGCAAAATGCACCGATACTTTGTTGACTTCATTGTTGAGACAATCAACAAGCGTGGATTTAAGGAAACACAACTGATTGAGATCAAACCGAAGAAGCAAACGAAAGAACCCGTGAAAAAATCTAGAGTATCTAGAAGGTATCTATACGAAGTAAAAACGTATGCCGTAAACCAAGCGAAATGGAAATCTGCAACCGAGTTTGCTGAGAATAGAGGATGGACATTTAAGATTTTCACAGAGGAGGTTCTTTTCCCCAATGGGAACAATTGAAGACCCAACGAGAACAAAATACGAACTGACTATTCTTCATCAAGAATCTGTCAACGCATATGCAAATTATGTTCGTAAAAAAGACGAGATATCACAAAGAGAAAAGAACGCTCTTCTCAGTGGATTAGTTGATCTAAAAGAAGAAGAGGAAGAGGTTGAACAAACCGAAAAGGTTTTTGCTACTGCTGCTTCACTTTGGACTGAATCTCTCATACGAGGGCTGGAAAGACCCAGACCGGAATCGGGTGGGATTGAGTTTCAACGAAGAGACCAAGTGAAGTCTGTTGGTTCGATGTATTTGTTTTCTTACAACCCAGTGACGAAACAAAAACTAAATTACTACGACACCTTTCCTATGGTTCTGGTCACTGGAGTCACGGCTACTAAATTTGCTGGAGTTAATTTACACATGGTGCCGCCGAGGCAGAGAATGATGCTGATGGCAAAAATTTTGAAGAATTATAATCCAGCAATCAAAGAATCTTTCAAAGGTATTGATTTTGGATATCTAAATAGTAAAGAGGGTTCTAGAATCGTCAAACCCTGCTACCGATCGTACTTCGATCAACGAATCAGTTCGATTAATATCATGAGTATTGGACCAGAAGACTGGGTAACCGCATCGAGGATGCCACTAGAAAGATTCAGAAAACTCTCCAGAGAATCTGTATGGGGAGACATAAGAAGAAAGCAGGATAATGTCTAACTCAAGAGAAAACGCAATCGGACGGTACAACATACGAAGAACTTCCGCTGTCGATGTGCGTGATGTGCTTCCGACCTCTGGAACTGTACAGGAACAGGGTGGACGGAGAGAGGATCTGCAAACAGCAGTTGAAGAGTTCGTAAACATACCCGGAACTTTTCATGGAGTGTATACCCCAAACGCATTTCATGTAAGATTTGAGCGTTTCGGTGGCGGTGGTGCAGTGTTTGAGAGAAAACTAGACTTTTTTGCACAATCCGTGAACATTCCCGGAAAAAACATAGAAAGTACACCACTAAAAATTTACGGACCAGAGAGAGAAATCCCAACTGGTGTAAGTTACTCCGGTGATGTTAGTCTCCGTTGTCTTTTGTCGCAGGATTTCTTTGTTTACAGGTGGTTTATGAACTGGATGAACGAAATCGTCGGCGAAACCACTTCAAACGTAAATTACTACGATCTTTACGCAACAAGAATGCTGATAACTCCCGTGGTTTCGACAGGGGACGGTGAAACCGACGCCGCACCGATAGTTTTTGTCGTGGAAGACGTTTGGCCGAAAACAATGTCGCAAATTGATCTAAATCAAGCAACCAAAAGCAACGCCGCAGAATTTACCCTCGCTTTGTCATTCAGAAAATGGCATTATATTACATCAAGAAGATAATGGAAGTAGAAAGGTTACATAATGGGTTTACCTAAAATTGAATTACCGTTAAGTAGAGTTAAATTGCCCAGTGGGAAGTCTATTCAGATAAGACCGTTCACTGTAAAAGAAGAAAAACTCCTCCTGTTGATTAATCAGGACAACAATTCGGTAAAAGACATCAATGATATCATCCGACAAGTGATTAATAACTGCACAGAAGGAAAAGTTGACTCTTACAAGTTACCAATGTTCGATATGGAGTATTTGTTCACTGAATTAAGGAAGGTCAGTGTTGGAGAAACCATAGATTACATCTATACATGCCCATCCTGTTCAATGAAATTCGAAACATCGGTAGATTTGAACAACATCAAGGTAGAAAACATCAAAAAATCGACGGACATCAAATTAGACGACGAAATTTCGTTCAAAATGCGATATCCGTCACAACAGGATGAAAATAAAACCGCAGGAATGGGTGTTGAAGAAAGAGTGATGGAATATGCCAACGATTGCATCGAGAAAATTTTCGTGGGAGAAGAATCACACGACACAAAGGATTTGTCCAAAGAAGAAGTTCAAGAATTTATTGATTCCCTCCCCGGAAAAGCAATATCTAAACTTATAGAGTTCTTTTTGGACCTACCAATGTGCAAAATCGAAGAGTCGGTGGTTTGTCCGAAGTGCAAAGAGAAAGGTTCGATCAAACTGGAGGGTATGGCAAATTTTTTCGTAGCATGATGTCATATAACGACATCAATAACTACTATACACTGAATTTCAACTTGATGAAACACCATAATTTTTCATTGACTGAAATTGAAAACATGATTCCATACGAAAGAGAAATATACGTTAGTTTGCTCATCAAACACTTAAGAGAAAAAGAAGAGAAGAATGGCAACTGATAAAGAACAAGCAGAAGTTTTAAAGAAAATGCTACAGACGCAAGAGAAAACAAACTCTCTTTTGCTTGGTATTGCTGGTATAAGTGTATTGGGTCGAGCAAAAAAGGCAATTACCAATCGTGGTTCGGATCGTGGTTCGGAATCTACACCCGGTGCATTTAATCTCAGAGATAGAACTCTACTACCGTCATTCTCTGATGCAGGTAGAACGCAAGCATTCACCGAAAAACTCAAAGAACAAAGAGAACAGATGCCGATATCAGCATCTACTCGCGGAATTGGTAATATATTCAAGAGAGATATCGGTACTCTAATGCCAGCAGTCGGGGAATCCTTTGCTGGTAGAAAAAGAGGTTTACTTGGTGCCGCTGGGTTTGGAGCAAAACTTCCACTTGACCTCGCACTCAAAGGGTTCCAGAAACTTTCAGGTCGTCGTGAACGAGATGGAGAAGAATCAGAGCTCACAACTCCTGCTGATTCAGTGGTTCCTAACGGTGACCAAGAGGTCGCAGATGACGTAGAAGTCACGCAACAACAAGCCACACAACAGACTATTCATCTAGAAAAACTAGAAGAGTATAATTTACGATCGGCACTCGCACTTGAAGAGATGCTCAAGCATCTTCAGACTCAAGCAGAAGAAGCAAAAAATGCTGCGAACCTAGCAAAAGTTGAAGCTTCAGAACGCGATAGAATGTTACAAGAGGTGGCGGAGTCTGTGGGTGGAGCTGCAACTGCTGCTTCTGCTTCCGGTGGTGGTGGTGGTGGTGAAGGGGGCGGAGTTGATGTTGATGTTGACACTGGCGGTCTCGTCGCCGGAGTCGCTGGTGGGTTGGGCACATCGTTGGGTCTAGCACTAACGAAAACCAAAGCACTTCTCGCCGCTACTGGTAAGGGAATAGCCGCTACAGTTGCAGGTGGAACAAAATTAGCAGGTGCAGCTGCCACAGGAATTGGTGGTGCTGCCGCTGGTGCTGCTAAACTAGGAGCGATGTCAGTAGGAACCGCGTTTGCATCCGCTCCACTCGCAGTTGCAGGTATGATCGCCGGTGCTGCTGCTATCGGTGGTGCGGCCGGTTACGGACTGAACAAACTAGGCAGTGCGATCTTCGGTGAAGATGAATTCAACGATGTTCTCCTTCTTGGTGGATTGTTAGGAACAACCACAGCAGAAGCACAATCAGGTACAGCAGCAGATACACAATTCAATGCTTCATCTGCAAGAATATCAGCAGATACATCAGATCCGATGACCACGGCAAAGATGGCAATGAGAACAGCTCGATCAGCACTCATGCAAGGTGACTCAGAGAAAGCACTCAGGTTTGCTGCATCGGACCCAGAATTTGTTGCTGCAAATAAAGATGGTCTATATGTAAGTCTGAAAAAACTGAACAATCAAAACAAGAAGGCTGGTCTGAAGGCAATACCAGATGCGACCTTACGAGAATTTGCTGAAGGTGCAAGAGCTCTCGAACCAGTGGATTCTCCGCAAGCAAGTTCGCAACTATCTTCTGCTGGTCAGGTGGTAGCAACAGCAGGAGAAAGAATTTCTGCTGCGTCTAGATCAATGCGGGGCCGCGGTGGAAATGCCATGTCCATAGCGAAAACAAACGCTTTGGGCAAACTACCACCCGAAGCCCTTTCTTCTGGAAATTACGAACTGTCATATGATACATCAGATTTTGAATCCAGTGGTGTGGTTACTGCGAATCTAACACCGATGCAAACTGCATCAAATGGAAACGCTGTTGAACCAAGGACGACCGAGAGCGGTGGATCGACAAATGTTGTCAACGCTCCTTCCTCTGTGACCAACGTCACACAATCAACACCACCCACACCACAATCAAGTAGACCTACCCGCCCAGACCCATCAGTCGAAGCGTTCCAAGGTGCATGAAAAAAGGTCCGGGTTTTACCCCGGACCTTTCTCAATCATCTTAACTGATTATTCAATCAGTCCTCACTAGCGAGCTTCTCGAAGTAGGACATAGCGTCCTGCTCCTCGATGTCCGTCGTAGATTCTGTACTCGAAGAACTAGACTCTTCCGTCGTTCGGTTGAACTTGGGAGAGAAGTCCGAATCCTTCGGAGCAACGTCCTCTGCCGACTTCGACTCGTAGTGAGTCTCCTTCGGACTGTCACCAAGGACCGAATCCAGCTTGGTTGCCAGATCGTTGTAGTCCTTGAAGTTGGAAGCGTCGGTAAACTCGGAGAGAGCATACTGACTCTTCCAGAGAGGTTCAAGGAGAGAATCCTTGCCCTCGTACAGAGCAGAGATAGACTCAAACTCTGACTTGTCGTAGTTGGTGTAACCAGCGACCTTACGAATCTTCAACTTGAAGTTCGCACCTTCCCAGAAATCAAACGGATTGATGGGAGTTTCATCCTGAAACTCAGGCTGCATGGACTCAGTGATCTTATCAAAAATCTTCTTGCCATACTTGTAGAGGAACACCTTACCCTCATTCTGCGGGTTAGCAGGATCACTCATAACAATGATATTAGAGATGTACGACAACTTGCGCTTGCGATCCCGAGCGATGTTCTTATCATCCTCGACTCCACTGTTCCACAGTTCGTTGTTTGCTTCGCAAACAGGACACTTCTTTCCAATCGTGGTAGGACAGTTCTCAATGAACCAACCACCCTTGCCTTGGAATCCGTGTGAAAACACACGCGCCCACGGAACGTCGTCACCCTCTGCTGCGGGGAGGAATCGAATTACGGCGTAACCGTTCCCTGCCTTGTCAACTTCGGGCTTCCAAAAACGATCGTCCTTGTAGGACTCTGACTTGTTCTGGGTCTTGTTGATCTCTTCTGTAAGACGATCGACCTGACTCATCTTCTTCTTCATATCGCTGAAACTCATGATATTCTCCTTTGTATACGAGGTATGTGATTGTGTACGATGTGTACTGCGATGTGTTTATTATACAATATTTATTGGGTCTGTCAAGGGGAAAATGGAAGTTTTTGTGATCGTGGAAGAAGATTCATGGCTTCCCCTTCTGCTTGAATCTTTTCGACGATTGGTTTGTCCAAAAACTTGCCTGCTACTTGTGGTTCGATGTTAAACACTTCGCAGGATTCTATAACTGCTTCCATGTAATGACCACCGTTTTTCTTTACGATACTGATTACATGAGATGAAAATTGCTTAGGTAAGTCTTCTAGCATATCGAGAGTCCTTTCAACATATACATATTTAGAAACCTTCTGGAGAGAAAAAATGGCATTTGATTCCGATGCAAATCTAATTATTAATACTGGTACTGGAGACAACATTGGTGCTACAATAGGCACTGATTTTGTAAACGACCAACATCACCAATTATTCAAACTTGGATTCGGTCCTTCTGACGAATTCACCAGAGTTGGTGATGGACAAGACGTTAACAGTTCGCCTGTTCCGTCACGATTATACCAGAGTGGATCAGGAGAAGCAATAACTTCTACTCCATTTTCTGGCAACCACGCCATGGACGTAAACGTCCGTGGTTTGTCTGGTGCAGGAAATGTTTCGGTAAATCTAGTTGATGGTCTTAGTGGGGCAAATTCCCTACAAATTCAAGGTGCTAGTTCTGGGTATCCAATTTCAATTACAATGGATGCTCCACTTCCGATCGAAGGATCACTTACCGCCACTCTCTCCGGTTCTACGGTAGGTGTCACGAACGAAAACACAGCTGCACTCTATGTGCAACCAAAAACTGGTGTAGTTTTCCCAGTCTCTGGTTCACTGTCTGCATCAGTAGACCAAATCGGCGGAGGAACCCTTTCAGTCGAAGGGTTCACTGGAATGACTCCACTCGTTGTCACTGGTGACGTTATTGCAACACTCGCATCTGGTGGTGACTTCAACATCGCCAGTATCGTTGCAGGTGCGACTGTAGGCATCACAGCAAACAACCTAGACATTCGTGGACTGACCACGAACAGGGATTCAGTCAAAGTCAAGGGGTTTGGTGCGGGTGATTCCGTTAAGACTATTCTTGGGTTTGACAATACAGGTGCATTTACCGCACTGGGTATTTGCACTGCAAACAACTCATTAAATGTCAATATTGCTGGACTTAGTTCACTCAGTGTTACAGCAGACATTAGTTCACTTTCTGATCTAACCATAAACAACGCAAAGAGCAACGCAGTCCCGATCCAAGGATCCACTGTTGATGCTCTGCCTGTGTTTGTTTCTGGTACTGCGGGATCCGCATACCCAATCGGGATTACATGTGAAACTCCAGTTTCGGTTGATGTTGTTACACTTCCAAATGTAGCAGGATCGGTAGAAATTACCAACAAGGGACTCACTCTAGACGGTGGAACACTTGATTCGATTGTAAGTGCGGGCGTCACCAACGCTGCTGCTGGGGCACTTTATGTGCAACCAAAGGCTGGTGCTACATTCGGAGTAACTGGTGATGTTCATGCGACAATCCAAGGTATAGCAACGGGCGTTACCATTGGTATTGGTGGGAACGGTCTTGGAAGTGGTGTCACTGTAGGAATTACTGTTGGGGTCGGTGGACTTGATGTCAGAGGACTCACCGCACACAACAGCAAGGACTCTGTGAAGGTATTTGGATCAGGTGTAACTTCTGCATCCGTTGGTCAACCCGTATTCCTCATGGGTGTCTCTGCTGGTGGTAATGCAGAATCACCGGGAGACGGAACTTTCCAGCATGTAGGATCTTCTGGTGGTCACCTCCTGACCCACGTTGTCAACCCACTGAGTTTGAGTGGTAACTTGACAATCTCCAACACTTCAATTGGAATATCTTCCGTTGAATCGGGTGCAGTCATTGGTGTTACAAATGATAATGAATCTGCACTATACATCCAACTTAAGAAGGGTGCTACCCTTGCTTCCTCCGTAACAGGAGACATTGGGGTTGGGATTGGCGGAATCACCGCAGAACACCACTCAATCGGTGTTGCAGACCCAACGAGAAGAACCGTAGCAACAAATGGTGCAATCGGTACTATGCTGATGGGATTCACTGCTGGAGTCACTGTTGACTACGAAGAACCTTTCTATCAGGGAACAGTAAGAGCATTAGGTGCAACTGCTGAACTAATCAGATCAGAAATTGAGACCCTTGCTGACAATGTTGCAAGTGAATCAACACTCGGGGATGTTAAGGGTCTTCTTGGTGGAGATGAAACTGATCCATTCCTAGCATCACTGAAGGACTTCTTCAAATCAGTTCTCGCAGTAGATCCGGGATCGAACCCGAATGCAAACGTAACAACTGTACAGGCAGATATACAAAACATCGAAATGCCTGCTGTTGGATACGTTAAGACATTCGACTTAACTGGAGCGAATCCTGCACTCGATAGTTTCGTCTGCAAGAGGGGTGTTAGAATCAAGTGCGAAGACGGAACCTCGACTGGTGGTATGCGAGTCGGGTTTACATCTCCCGCAAGTGGTTCAAATGCTGACACCACAACTACACTCGGATTCCTACTCACTGTCGGAGAAGAAATCTTTATTGAAATTGATAACTTGAACAAACTGGAAGTCGCCAGATGTGGTGATGACCTTAACTTCACGGTAATCTGTACATGAGTTTGGCATCTAGATCGTCGAAGAGATCATATAGAAAAAGTTTCTACTTTGCTAGTAGGGCTGATGTTGCTGGTTTCTTTGATGAAACCGATCACATATCCATCGACAAAAGTGGAAAACAGTCTCGTACTCCACAGGTCGGGGGAGTGATGAATCTGTTTGTGAATTTTGAGCTGGAAACCCCTAGAAATACAGTGTTTTCGGGATCTGACAAAGCTTCTGAGTCTTACCTCACACTGACGATTGATAAAGTTGACCGTAATTTTACGGGTGGCAAGGCAACAGTTAAACTTTTAGATAAAAACCAAACTGGATTTGATAATTATACTTACGACATGACAAGATTTGAAGTTTCGTCGGTTGAAAAGTCAATTCCAAAGAATGTTTTCGTAGATCAACCAATTGCTTTCAATGTCAAACCGTTAATACAAGAAGCGAAGGACCGTGGATTCTCGACTGCAAACTTCGCAATAGAGTTAGAGTCGGACACTGACGGTAAAATTACCTTCTATGACAATAACCTAGAAGAGTTTGTAGTTTCTGGTAAAGCCGAAGAGAAAACAGAGGTGGTCTTCGGTGGATTTAGTGCAGATTTGCAAGTAGTGGGATCTTCTTTTAAGGTTTTACCAGAATCAAACGATGCCAATTTGTCAGATGCACTCGATAAGATAAATGATACCGAAGGTGTATCCCTTGACATTGCATCATTCACGTTCGAGAAGCAAACTGTGACTCCATCTCTGAACACAAAGAAGGATAATCAGAACGGAACATTTGGTTTTAGTGGTGGATTCGAATCTACCAACATTAAAGATGGTAATTATCAAGTAAAAGTCAATGAAATACGATTTCAGACGAATGATTCCAGTCTGACAGTCTTCGGTGGACCAAAATTAAACTTCAGATCCATAGTCTACATTGATTATGAGGGAGTTAGTGGTCCAAACCAAGGAATTAAATTAAACAGAGTAAAAACCAGTGGTGCATCAGGCGAAACACGCATAACTTTCCCAACGGGAGTTTCCGCTGCGTCTGAAACTAGAAATACAACTGGTCAGTTCTTCAAATTGAAGGACGCGACCAAAGTACCAAGGTTAACTGTATTCAAAAAAGTAAAGAGATGATGATGAAAACACCCCCGAAACGGGGGTGTTTCCACTATGCGGTCGAAAGGTAGCGAAATTCCTTTTGGCAGTTCCATGAAACACAGAAAAGTGACGCGCCTTATTGAATGGCGTAGTTCGCAGTCTGCCCGACCCAACAATATTTATAAATCAACGAATCTCTCGGGTGGATATTGGTTGATAATTGGATTCATATCATTCCACCCATACACCACCCACTGATCTCCAATCTGAAATTGATCGGGTTTTAGTAAATTAGACCACCAGATTCCGTTGCCATACTGCCTTGATCCGTCAGGTGGTTGTACTTGTGCCCTACCCGTAACATTCTGAGAATCCGTTGCAACGGATCCAATCATCTCACCATCTCGATAGACCTCAATAACCCACTTTGCGTTGGGATTTTCTGAGACCCATTCATCAACAGACATTGTATCATTATCTAAATTCACTGACTGATACCCGTACGTCGATACCGAGATGGCGGCTGGTCCTCCAGAGCCGGAGTCGTCTGCGACTCCGAAGTCTCCTTTGATTAGATCAACCGCCAACCCGCTTTTGGGACAATCCAATGTCCTCCCCTATTCGCATCACTGGGTTGTTCATTGAAAGTAAGTTTGAAGATATGATCTGCCTCGTTGAATGATCCATTGACCACTTCTACTGGAGGATCCACTGGATCCGGATCGGGACCAGCGTTTGCCTCATCAAGAGAGTCATCCGAAGATTCAGACCATTGGTTTAGCAGGATTTCTAAATCTGCGCCATCGACCAAACCACTCTGATCGAGATCATACAGAGGATTATTAGTTCCAAATGCTCCCATAACCAGCATCTGATCTTGCATATCAACCCACATATCGCTGTTAACATCTGCAAGAAGTCCTTCCGATCTGGTCATGATTTCCCAGAAAATTTGAGTGGTTAAACTCTGACCCGGATCGAGAACTTGCTCGTATACCGTAATGAGTCTTCTGGTTGATGGTTCCCAGCAAACCTCTTCAAATCCGGGAGGAATGATGGGCATGATACCTTCACTCAAAAGAATTGACTGACGGTATCGTAGTCTTCTCCTCTGTTCTGAGTTGTTGGTCCATTCGATCTCCCCATCCATAGGAAATGCACCAATCGTATCTCGCATGAATGTATCATATGATGCGATAATAGTTCTGGTATCTGTCTGAATTTCAGAGACCGTAATGAGTTTATCCGTATCGGGTACGGTCACACTCGTCATCGGCATAAGCCGAGGAGGACAGTCTAAATCATTTACTTGTCCGTGCGCTGCTACCGACAGTGATACGGCCAGTGTCGCGCTTTGATACATTTGTAATTTCATCAATTACTTCTCCTTTGTTCGTCGTTACTTTCACCCATGCTCTGCTCCAAATATAACTGCACATGACGGCCCCCGCCACAGCCCACATTGCAATTTCTCCGCCCTCTGTAATAGGCCAGTTTTTAAAGAAACCAAATTGTTCTGCGAGGGGCAACCCTCCAATGCCAATTGCTGCCCAAAATTCCGTTGACTTAACACCGGGTTTCGGTTCCGTTGTTGTAGTTGTTGTAGCCATTGTATTGTCTCCTTTTTATTCAATCAATTGACCCAATTATATTTATAAAAGAACATGTTGAT